ATCAAGTGAATGTTGAAGAAAAACTTTTACAGTTAGGTGAACGGCTCGAAACCGAAGTTCAGTTCTACTCAGACCTGACAGTCGAAAGAGCAGAAGCAGAAGCAGAATACAAACGGCAGTACCATCGGGTGATTGTGCGGATATCAGATGGGACTGTAGCGCAGAAAGAATCTATGGCCCATTTGAAAGCAGCAAACGCTTACCACGCCTGGAAACTCAGCGAAGCGCAAGAAAAAGCGACGCAACAGAAACTTATTGCTATACGCACACAGATTGAATCAATTCGAACTATATCCGCAAACGTCAGAGCGTCAGGAGGATGAGATGACTGAAGAAGTAGAAAAACTTTTAGCAGAAGTGGCACGCCAAACGATTGAAATGAAATACCACAAGGAACGAATCGTTGAACTCGGTGCGAAACGCCGAGAGTTATTCATTGCATTACAGCAAAACAGGGTAACGATACCGAAAATGGCAGCCGCTACAGGTTTACATAAAATGACAATTCAGCAAGATATGCAACGCTACCGGCGAGAAAAAGAGGTATTAAAGGGTGCATGAATCACGGCTTGGAATATTTCCGGGAGGAAGGGTGTCGTTGCCGTGTGTGCCTTCAAGCGATGTTGGATTTTATGCGTCAAGACACGAAGGACCTGGATGCCGGTGTTGATTCTCTCACTAAAAACGAACTCATACGTTTCAGGAAAGACCAATAAATATAGTGGGAAGATTACCAAGAGAGCCGAAGTTCAATCAGTATTGGGAAAGGCACAAGGATTGGGAGCCTGTATCCCCGATACCAGACGTGATTATCGAAAACGGGAAATGCAAATCAGCGCCGATCGAGTGGTTCTTCCCGGAGAAAGGCTCGTTCGCTATCGGCAAAAAAGTTTGTGCGGTGTGCGTCGTGCAGCAAGAGTGCCTCGATTTCGCTGTGGAAAGCAAAATACGGCATGGAGTTTGGGGCGGAAAGACCGCCCGAGAACGTTACGGAATAGGGAAAACTTAAATGAAAAGTAAGTTCCAGACAGAAATTGTGAAAATTGATTCAGGGAAGTTGTTGCCGCACCCGGAGAACGCTCGCCGTGGAAATGTTGAGGCGATACGTGAATCGATACGGGTGAACGGGTTCTATGGGGCGGTCATAGCGCAGAAATCTACCGGCTACCTGATTGTCGGTAATCATCGTTTCATGGCGGCGGAACTTGAAGGCGTCACTGAGATACCTGTCATTTGGCAAGATTGCACGGATGATGAAGCTAGGAAACTTTTGTTGGTTGATAACAAATCGAGTGACGCAGGCGGCTACGACGAGCAGTCTTTGCGTGATTTGTTAGCGGCTACGTTGGATGCTGATGGCGGTTTCGCTGGGACGGGCTACCTGGAAGATGATTATGATGCTTTAGCGTTCTCTTTAGAGTTCGCTAGTAGCGACGATTTGGGGGAGTTGTTATCTGACGCGAGAACACCGCAAGAGCAGGAAAGCTATTTCGAGGCGAGCGGAATCAGGTCAATCATTTTGCCGTACGGGATGGATGAGTACAACGAAGTCGTAGGGATGTTCGAGAAAGCGAGAACCGGTTTGAGTTTGGGTTCTAACGCCGATGTAGTGAAATCGTTGTTAGGGAAGTTCTCTGATGGCTAAACGACCTTACCATTTAGAAACAAAAATAGTTAAGGTGAAGCGCTCTGACTGGAAACCTGACACGAAAAACCAGCGGGTCGAAGAGCTACCGGACGGCGTCAGACGAATTAAAGGTAACACAATTCTAGTTGGCGAAAACGGTGAGGCTGTAGCTTCCCAAATGGTTGCGTACACTGGCGCAGGTTTCAGGGGGCAACCGGCTAAAGAAGCTTTGACAAATAGGCATGAACAGCACAGGGCACGCCGCCTCACTTATGTCGGCAGATGGCTACATGATGAATACACGAAATGGGACGACGATATTGAAGGCGCAAACGCATCTTCACGGCTATCAGGGGTGATGTACCCTAACAGAACATTCGGCACGCAAGCCCCAACACCTCTACGAAGAAGAACATGGTGCACTACATCAATGTTCGATTCGCAAAACGTGCGGATAGCTGGCTTACTCAGAGACATGGCCGCACACGCTTGGGAAATAGCTCAAGAAACAGTCCCCGAGTTAGCGCAAAACACAATCGACGCCGTATACCCCAAAATCCATGACGACTGGCTCCTAGCCGAAGCGCCCTGGACAAGCGGAATCATGAACAAAACCGCTGCCCTCCCATACCATAAAGACTCAGGGAACATCAAAGGCGCTATCTCATCTATGTGGGTTCTACGCCGCCACATAACCGGCGGCTACCTACATTTGCCCGAATACAACGTAGCGTTTGAATGCCCAAACAAATCATTAATCACATTTGACGGGCAAGCCCTCTGGCATGGCGTCACCCCTTTCCACAACACAGGCCGTATCGAAGACCAAAGATTCAAAGATGGCGGAGGGTACAACCCGAAAGACGCATACCGGATGAGTATCGTCTACTACGCAAAACGTATGTGCCAAGACTGCGGCCCTGCTCACGAAGAAGCTAAAAGAGCGCAAGTAGAAAGGACAGAAAAATATGAAGTCCCCCGAACCGAAATGTTATTAAAAAACGAGAATGGTGGCCCCCATAAATCCGCAGCGCACACTAGCAAGATAACCGAGCAGTAATGACCCCTGAGGCCAATCTTCAGGTTGGGGAAGATTTCCGCCAGCCGCAATATCGTCAAGAAGTGTTCTTGCGGTTCTACCAGTTTCACCTTAAACATCGCGCCCATCCGGGTTGCGTCTATGCGTTACTGCCGTGGTTGCGTGAACGGTTTGATTGGGATGATGAGCAGGCGCTCTGGTTTGCGTTCTTAAATGGGAACACTCAGAATCCTGTAACGTCGCTATTACTTCATCAGCACGGAGACACCCCAGCGAAAGCAGATAGTTGCGTCTCTTTTTGGAACGAAAAATACGGGGTTTTAGCGTGGGACACTGATCGGCGGTACCACAAAAAAAACTTCGGGTCAGCGGTGAAAGATTACGTCAACAAAGTTGGAACCAGCCAACACGATTTTTGGAGCGAAGCTAGAGAAGGCGGATGGCCAGAACTGTGGAACACGGCTAGCGAGCTTTATTCATTCGGACGATTGTCAACGTGGTCGTACCTAGAATACTTATACATTTTTGGCTATTCATTAGACGCCGACTCGTTAATGCTAAGCGATCGTTCCGGTTCCCGTTCTCACCGCAACGGCCTTTGCATAGTAACGGGCTTAGACGAATACGATTGGCATCAAAGCAACCCAAGCTTTGACGGTCAATATGGCAGCCCGCTGTTAGCGGACCTAACCGAAATCGGTGACGAACTTCTCGTAGAAGCGAAACGTAGAACCCAAGGCACCGAATATGAGAGAGACACGACTCTCCTTACTCTCGAATCAGCGCTATGCACCTACAAAAGCTGGCACCGACCAAACCGGCGCTACGCAGGCGTATACATCGACATGTTCCACGACCGTATCAAACTCGCCGAACAAAACTTTGGGCCACTCCCTCTTTGGTGGGAAGCCAGAGAACAAATATGGCCCAACTTTCTACTCATCGAACACAACCCCGGAGATCCAGGAGTCCACAAACTCAAACAGAACTGGTACCGACTTACAGGCGACGTACCAGTACTAGGCCACGAAGACCCCGTATTTTGGAACGAGTTTGACCGCAACATTGCCGCAACTTCATTCGGGATGTTCAGATGAAACTTACCTACATGATCGGCGAACCCGGAATAGGGAAAAGCACTCTCATGGCAGCCCTTACAGCCAACTATATACGCACGCCGCTACCTAACGCCCCGTTCGCCGTAGACCTTCTCACCGACATGGAAGGAAACCTCCACGCCGCAGAACTCGGCAAACAACGCCAAACATATTCAGGCACCGACGCTCTCTCTTTCAACGTGATGCCAAAAATCTGTGATTGGATCAACCAACCAACTGAATACATCAACAACCTTCTAGGTGAAGGAGACCGCCTCACATCCGCAAAATTCTTTCGCACCGCAATCGAATCGCCTCACGTCACAACACTCAACGTAGTCCACCTCACAGCACCCCCGCACATCGCCCCGCAACGCCGCCAACAACGTGGAAGCAACCAAAACGAAACATGGCTTAAAGGACGAACAACAAAAATCAACAACCTACAACCTTACATTACCCACCAACTAGACGCCACGAAACCATTCGCCCAACAACTCACAACCCTCAAAGAGATTGCACTTTAACCTCTGGACACTAAGCTCTGGACAAATATGGGACCAAGACCAACAAACCTAACACCCGAAACAGCAGCCAAATACCGTGAAGTCATCAGACTGAAACGTGATGGCCTTACGTTCGATGTGATAGCGGAACGAGTCGGGTATGCCTCACGCCAAGGCGCATTCGAAGCGTATAGGGCGGCTTTGAAATGGTGGGGGCAAGAAGCCGTTCAGGAATCTCGTGTGATTGAGAATGAGCGGTTGGAGCGTTTATGGCAGTCGGCTTTGACTCAGCTTTTAGCTGCGGAGCGGGAGAACACTGAAGAAGTTGTTGATGCTGATGGGAATGTGCAGAGGCGAGTGCATTATTCGCCTGATGTTGAGAACGCTATTGCTGGTGCCGTAAATGTTTCCCGGAACAAGAGGGGTTTACTTGGTTTAGATGCCCCTAAGCAGATGGAAATATCGGGGCAAGGGGGCGGCCCTGTGGTAACTGATGTCGGGAGAATGTTCCAAGACCGCATGGATGAGGCTCAGAGGCTTTTGGATGAGGAAGACGCACGAGCTGCGCTGGAAGCGGCAAAAACGCCTGATACGGGCTTATACCCTGTCGTGAAGCCAATTGTTGAGGAGGAACCGTGACAGATGTGCAGGCGTCCATGTGGAATGTGTTTCAGCAGCGTATCCGTAATGAGGAAGACGGTGCACGGTATAGAGAGAAAATGCTTTCGATTATGCCTGAGGAAGAAGTTGAGGCATATTTGACTGGTTGGGAGGTCCACCGGCGTCCTAGCCAAGGCACACCGGAAGGCGCTTGGCGTGTGTGGCTTATCTTAGCGGGCCGTGGATGGGGGAAAACCCGTACTGGGGCGGAGTTCGTGCGGGAACAGGTTGATGCCGGTAATACGCATCATTTAGCTCTCGTTGGCCCGACTGCCGCTGATGTCAGGGATACGATGATAGAAGGCGAATCAGGGCTGTTAGGTGTTTACCCTTCACACCAAAGGCCGAGGTATGAGCCATCGAAACGGCGAATAACGTTCCATAACGGGGCGATAGCTTCAGCGTTCACGGCGGATGAGCCGGATCGGCTCCGTGGCCCTAACCACGATCTAGCTTGGGCGGATGAGCTTGCAGCATGGCGCTACCCGGAGGCGTGGGATATGTTGATGTTCGGTTTACGTATAGGGGCATACCCACGGGTAGT